ACGGGTATTTTCCGAAACTTGTCACAGGCCATTATTGACCTATCCAAACATCTCGGGGTCTTCGCTGGCCTTCTCGTCATGCTCGCGACGGTCGCCATTCCCCAAGTGGCGATTGGCCTCAAGATCCTGAGCGCCGCCCTCTGGGCGAACCCCTTCATCTGGATTGGGGCATCTCTCGGAATCATGGTGGCCAAGTTCATTGACGCGGGAGTCACCCTTCAAGATTTTGCCTTGGCCTTCGAGACGCCTCTTCTGGCGGCGGCTCAGTTCGCCGGAACGGTGGCTGGGATTTTCAACGGGATCGTGAACGTGGTGAAAGATCTCGCGGTCCAATTGCCCGGTGCGATTGGCGACATGGCTATCAGTGCGGTGAACGAGATCATCAATGCGATCAACTGGTTGCTTCAGAAGGCGGTTGAAGGAATCAACGCGTTGAACGCCGAACTCTACAAAATGCGGTATGCCCTTCATCTGGAGTCGTCCGGCGCTGGGCCGGCACAGCTTTCAGCTCCTAAGCTTGAACAGTCGGCGGTCAAGCTCACATCTGCCGCCGAGATGCTTGGCCGGGAGACCGGAGAGACTTTCTCCTCGACCTTCGAGGCCTACCTCGGTGGTATGACCGACAAGGTCTCGGCCATGTTCAACCGGATCCGCGAGGATCGTAATAAGGCGATCAACGCGAGGGGCATGGCAGGTGCCGGTCCGTCTGAGACGGCTGGTGCGGCCCAGGTGAATCCGCTCGTTGGAGTCAAGGCCCTCGAGGACTTGTCTCGAGAACTCGCCATGGAGCGGGAGTTAATTGGCCTCGTCGGGTTCGAGCGCCAAGTCCGCCAGGAGTTGGGGAAGTTGAAGATCGACATGGAGCGACAGCATGTCGACCTCCAGTCGAAGGAGGCTCAGAACGTCCTGATGTTGGCGGAGGCGCAGGTGCGCGAGCTGGAGACCCTGAGGTCTAAGGCCAACGTCCTTCGCGAGGTGTCAGATCGGCACCAGGAACTGGTGAACGAGAAGGCCCTGATCGGCCTTTACGGTGCGGAACGGGAGGTCCAGAAGGATCTGGGCCAGTTGCGCAACGAACTACTTACCAAAAAGGTAGACCTGAACGATCGGGACGTGGCGCGGGCCCTCGCAACGGCCGAGACCGATCTGCGAGAGATGGAGTCGATCAAGGAAAAGAACAACCTGTACGACCGACTCCTGACCCAGGACAAAGAACGGGAGATGCACGCCCGGTTCCTCGGGGAACTGTTGCGGGACAATCTCATCACCGAGAAGCAGTACAACCGCAGCATGAGGGAGGCGGAGCAGGGCACGAACACCCTTGCTGGGGCCGCTGAAGGGCTGGCACGGCCGTTCCAGGAGATTGACACCAGTATTTCGGCTGCCTCCTTCCAGATCGGCACGAATCTCGTCCAGTCTCTCGATCAGGCGGCTGGAGCAATGGCGAGTTTCGCCTTGTCTGGGTTCAAGTCATTCAGTGATTTTCGGCGCGGACTCGCCGATATTCTCCAGAGCATTTCTCAGATGATCCTCCAGGTGATCATCAAGATGCTCTTGATGAAGGCCATCGAGGCCGGAATCAGCGGGATCGGTGGAATGCTCGGTTCGGCTGTCACACCGGCTGCCGCAGGGGGTGCCCAGGTCTTCGGCGGGAGCATGACGGGCGGAACCCTCGAGGCGATGGCCGGCGGAGGCGACGTGACGGGCGGCCGTCCCTACCTGGTAGGGGAGAGGGGCCCGGAGATCTTCCGTCCCCGGACCTCTGGGCAGATCGTTCCGAACGGAGGAGGCGCGTACCCGGCGCCGATCGTGAATATTACGAACGTTCGGGACCCTGATGAGATTTCGAGCGCCTTGTCCTCTGCCAAGTGCCGAGATGCAATTCTGAACGTGATCGGCAGCAATAAGACGGCTGTGAAGGGAATGTTGACCTGATGGCTTTCAAGACCGGTTCCGCAACCAACTACATCGACGCACTCGACAAACTCGTTGCCTTCGCTTTGGCAGAGGAGGTGACCGCCGTCGCCGGCATCGCTGCCGGAGGCCTCAACTACTCCCTCAACGACGTTCTCTCTGCGGTCGGCGGCACGCCGGAAACCACAGCCACATTCACCGTGTCTTCGATTGATATTGGCACGGGAGAGGTGACAGGAATCTCCGTCACGAACGCCGGTCTCTACACGGGAACGCCTCCTGGAGATCCTGTCTCCACGACCTACGGCGGCGCCGGGACTGGATGCACCCTCAACCTCACCTGGGCCGGGGCACTCGGTTGGACGCAACAGCGGAACACGGTCTACAGCGGCTCCGACAAGGAGGTAATCCTCCTCGGGGACGGCGGGGGCGCCTACAACATCTACGTTGGCGTCCGCACCTTTAACAACGGCTCCGTCTACAACTGGGAGTTGGCCGGATTCACCGGCTACGCCCCGGGTTCCCTCTGGGGTGCCCAGCCTGGGATTTCCCCTGGGCGGTACGACTTGGCGGAGGTAGGCGCCTACGTTCCTCTTCGGAACGCGGCGATCACCTACTGGTACCACGTCACGAACCGCAGAATCATTGCGGTCTTCAAGGTCGGGACCGTCTACACGAACATGTACCTCGGTCTCGTCAATCCCTACGGGACCATCACCGAATACCCCTATCCTCTGGCGGTCTTCGGGTGTTGCTCGGTGTGGAGTACCTTGTACTCGACCAGCACCCAGGGGATCAGCGGACTCACAGATCCGGTCGATATCGGAGGGACGGGAGACGGGGTAGCATACATCCGAGACTCCGGTGGGGTGTGGCAGAACGTCCTTAACTCGAAAATCTCCGGAACCAGCCGAGCCGAACTGAAACTCATCAATGTCTTCCCGGTCGGTAGATTGGACTATGCCATCTTTCCGGCGGCCGACAAGTGTGTTGCGAATGTGATCGACTTCCGAGGATATGCTCCGATTGGAGCCGCTGGGACGGCACCCTATTACAAACTCTACCAGACCCCGGCGACGTCTCTTGTCATCTTGATTCCGAACTTTATTGCCCAGGGGACGCCGCTCTTGGTCCTTGGAGAACTCGACAACGTCTTCTGGGTCAGTTCCTGCGCGTCTCCTGCGAATATCATCTCCGAAGATACGGTTACAATCGGAGGAGACGTCTATACCTGCTTCCAACAGGGGCAGAGAACCGACTTCTACAGCTACTTCGCAATCAAGAGGGAGTGACACATGGCGATCGTCTACGCGACCGGGACAGCGACTGACCAGCAAGATCTACTCTCTCAACTCGACACCTACCTCCAGGCGAACGGTTGGACCGAGGACGAGTGGAGTGTCGCCAACAAGCGCCTCTGTGTCCACAAGGACACGGTCTACGTCCAGTTCCGGTGGGACGCCGTCGCTGCGACCGGCTGCATTGGTGTCTACCACTCCTTGGGATACGCCGGAGGTAGCGCACCCGGAGCCCATCCAAATGACTCGGGGAATGGACAGACCACTGCGAACCCCATTACAACCTGTCGGAGAATCGAGGCGCTGGGCAACGGCGCCTTCACGAACTTCTTCATCTTTGGGGACTCGGCGATCCCCTACTGCCACGTCGTGATCGAGGTCACGGCCGGGGTCTTCCGGCACATGTCGTTCGGCCTCATCACCAAGGTCGGGACCTGGGTCGGCGGAGAATATTGTTCGGTCCTTGACTGGTACTACTCTGGTGTGAACCAGAGCAACATTTCCTATTCGTCCCATAGTGCGCTTTTCGATGCGAACAACACCTCGGCCACTAACACGGAAACTGGGACTATTCACATGGAGGGGATGCAGAACGAGGGGGGGACCAGCAAGTGGGGAAACATCCTGAATGCGGCACCAGCAAGTCTCGGACTTGATCGCGCCACCCATACCCGATACTGTGTGATGGGCGGGATGCGGGAAGGCCCCCTCAACAACGTCCTCTGCGCCATGGCAGCAAATCCTTCCAACGGATTCGTGGCGATGCACCCCATCTGGCTCACCTACCGTGACAGGTCTGTCACCCCCGAGAACCATTTCTTCCTGGGCACGGTTCCAGGGATTCGATTCATCAACATCATGTACCTCGATCCGGCCGAGGAGTTCGTCGTCGGATCTGATACCTGGAAGGTCTTCCCCTGGGTCAAGAAGCAGAACCTCGGCGGGTCGAATCCCGAGTCGAAGAACATGGGGATCGCCTACCAGAAGGCGTGATAGGCCATGCCCACGAACCGTTCCGGCGCCGCCCTCTCCTCGCCCGTCCTGGGTGCGTATCCAACGTATTGGACTGAGGGAAAGGACGCCCCACCCCAGTGGTCAATCGAGCGCCTGGGCAAGGTTCCCTCGGCCAATCCGGTCGGAGGCACTCACGCTGAGGCTTCTCCCTACGCTCCTGTCGGCACGAGCAACTTCAACGGTGCCCTGGCCCAGGGACCGGGGGATGACTTCTTTGAGAAGATCATTCTCCTTCCGCGCCAGATCGACGCGGGGTTGGTTCTGTCGACACTGAACTACACCGTTCAGCTCTACAGCTCCTACCGAAAAGAGACGAGGTCTTTCACCTCCTACACCAGCTCGGCGGGGGCCGGTGTCTACTTCACTGGACTTCCTACCATTCCCAGCACAATTCAGCCGCAGACCGGATGGACGCTGACCCTGTGGATTACGGCCGACGGACCACCGGAGATTGATGGGGAGCTGATCTTTGGGTTCGACACCGGGGACATTATCCTTTACCTGACGGGTCAGAGGACGGTTCTGCTTCCGTTCGAACCGGAGGCTCCGATCGTCGAGCGTCTTCAATGGCTCACGGATATCTTGACCCACAAGAATGGCAAGGAGCAGCGCGTCTCGCTCCGCCTTGCCCCGCGGCAGATCTTCGAGGTGGAGTTCCGGGTCACGGATTACCAGCGGCGATGTTTAGAGAGCATGATCTTCAACGTTCAGGAGAAGGCCCTCGGGTTTCCGGTCTGGCACGAGGCGGCAATTCTCACGGCGGCGGCCAGTATCGGGGATGACACGATCTACGTGGACTCGACTCAGTATGTCGATCTGCGAGACGGCGGTCTCGCAGCGATCTACGCCAACGAGACGCTCTACGAGACCCTCGAGATCCTGTCGAAAACAACCACGTCGATCACGTTCGCGTCTACCCTTCTGAGCAACTTCCCCGCGGGGGCCCGAGTCTTACCGGTGCGCATCGTCTACGCCAACCAGATGGGACGTGGCGAACGGTATCCGATTGGACTGCAATCCCTCCGGATCATCCTGACGGCTCTCGACAACACGGTGGATCTTGCCAGTACGGTTGGTTGGTCGACCTTCAACTCGAAGGTCCTCCTCGACGGGCCGAATGCGATGGACGAAACCCTTCCCGAAACGTACGAGAAGGAACTTCTCACCTGGGACAACGAGACTGGCGTCTTCATGGTCGCCTCCCGCTGGCCCATGGGGAAACGTGGGCATGAAAAGAGATTCCAGTCGACGAGCCGTCAGACCCTGTGGCAGATCCGGTGCCTCCTACACGCCCTTCGTGGGCGGCAGATCTCCTTCTACATTCCGACTTTCTACGACGACCTTCTGGTTACTCGGGATGTCACGGCTGGTTCCGGGGTTCTTACCGTACAAAACGTGGGGTATACCAAGTTCATCAACGCCGTGGCGCCGCGGAATGTAATCCGACTCACTAAGACGGATGGTACATCGGCAATCCGAACGATCACGGGCGCGGCGGTGATCGATGAGAACGAGGAGCAACTGACCATTTTTGGGACCTGGGGGATCAACGCCACCATCGCGCAGGTCCGACGGGTCGACTTCATTGAAAAGGTTCGGATGGACGACGATGAGGCGGTTCTCACCCATCAGGACGCCCTCGGCTGGTCCGTTGTGAATTTCCCGGTCAAGGCGGTACTCGAATGACCTATGACACCTACGAATCCAGCGTCGAATCGGGTCAACCGATCGAACTCTACGAGTTCCTGATCGGCAGTACCTACTACCACTACACGTCGAATGCCGAGACGATAGTGGTCTCGGGGTTCACCTACCGAGCTATCCCAATCTCTCGCGGGCGCTTGGCCATGTCCCGAGACGATAAATCCGGAGACCGTATCCAGATCACTATGCCAGCCTCGGAGGCGTTTCCGCAACTCTACGTCAACGCTATCCCTGGGCAGCGAGCCTCGATGACCATTCGACGCACACATCGGAACGATATTGCGGCCAGCACGGTCGTTATATTCAAGGGCATGGTGCAAATGGTGTCCTTCGACGTGGACGCCACAACGGCCAAAATCACGGTCCTGCCCGTGACATGTGCCCAGACGAGGCCGATCCCACGGCGCACGTATTCCGCCCTCTGTGCCCACATGCTCTACGACGGTCGATGCCAGGTCGTCGAGACCTCCGCCACCTGGAAGAAGATCTTCACGGTCACGACCGTCAGCGATGCCGATATCACCTGTCCGGGAGCGGGTGCGTGCGGGGCGGACTTCTTCGTGGCGGGATTCGTCACGTACAATGGGGACTATCGACTGGTCGTGGCGCAGTCGGGGGACGTCCTCACCCTGATCAACCCGTTCAACGTCTCACCCGCCGGAGAGGCCGTGGTGGCCAATGCCGGTTGCCAGAAGACACTGGCCAACTGCGCGAGTCCATTCGCGAACACCGACAACTTCGGGGGGTTTCCCTTCGTCCCACTTGTCAATCCGTTCGAAGCAGGTATGTAAACATG